CTCTTGTCCCTGTTAGAGCGCCCGGTCCGCGGACATTTTCTGCTCCAAGAAGCGGATCGTGTCGCGGACCCCCTCGATGAATCGAGGGTCTGCCAAGCACCGAACCCGCCGTTTTCCAACAGCGGTCACCGTTTCGGGTCTCAGCGAACTCAGGAAATCCTTTCTCTTGCGTGTCAGAACGCCTGAGTAGATTGCGGGACAGTCACGGAAGATGTTGTTCTCGACATGATTGGTGTAAATGTCGAGATGCGCCTTCATGTTCTTCAACTCTTCCGTACCAAAAACCAGTTCCAATGGCAACTGACAGACCAGAGTATCACAGTTTTCTAGTATTCTCTCCAAGATCATCTGTGACTCCGGGTCAATCCCAAATGCAGTGTACATGGCGACTCGAGATCCCGGGGTGGGACTCGACTTGTGCTCCCAGACTTTCTCGCGCTCAGCAATCTTGACGAACTCGTCCTTATAGGCATCTATCGATATTGTGCTGTAGTGTCGCGTGACCCTAAGCACCCAGTCGGCTAACGCTCCTATGATCGGACAATTTCCGTAGTTATACTTCGTAGAGAGGGCTTTTGCACGGAGTAATCCAGCGAGCTTCGGTAGCTTCGCTCCAATGTACTGCTTCGGCAGTAAGAAGAAATTGCGTAGTGTCTTCCTTGGGTCGGCTAAGACAGTCAACTCCCCGGGATCACATGTGACTCCACAGAAATTGGCCTCGGCAAAAGAGCTTCGGCGTTCAAAGTCCAGAATCAGACCGTAATCCTTGAGAATGGTTTCGTCCTGTCCAACGTCTAACGTAATGCCATCATCGCCCTCACAGAAACCCCTGAAGTTGGCAATCGAATTCTTGACCAGTGTTTCAATGTCAGTGCTACCAGTCTGCGCGAGACTGTAGAAGTATGACATCAAGCAAAGATTCAAGACTCCGTTCGCCGACGACGTCCATAGTGCCCCGGACATCAGTCGTTGTTCAACCTCAATTGTAACTCCGGACGATTGACATTTGTTAACTCCTTGCACGCATCTTCTTATGAGTTCCATCTCGAAAGGCACATCCAGCTGGCTGGTCATGTGCTGGAACCAGTGCATGATCAATTCTGCACGCTCGTGTCGCATGTGTGATTCGAATGCTGTGTAGTCTGTTTCGATCACGGGGAAAGTGCTGAAGGCATCCAACAGCATTTGTGGCCACTCCTTAGGCGCCTTTCCCTTCACAAACCACTTCGACGTAATCTTTCCATTGAAGGTAGCCTTGTCTATCGATTTGCATAAGCGGCAAAGGATAACCTTCAACAGATCGCTGTAAGAATTGATCATTCTAGGGGCCTTGTATTTCTCCCAACCTTCGTCCTTGATGAAGCTCTGTACGAGTAGGTCTCGGTCGGTCACTCCTTCGTTTTCCACCAATCCTGAAAGCAAAGCAATCAGCCTACGGCAGGAATAAGAACTTGAATCACAGTAGTACTCCCAGTCCGGAACATCCTCGGGATGAACCGGGTCGAACGCTTTTGTGATGAATTCTTTGGCGTAAGCAAGCCAATGTGCTACCTTAGCAGGATCCCCACCAGGCATTTTCGTGGCGTACCTATTCATCGCACCGACAAGCTGGTTGACGGCATTGCGCTGATCAGGCATGAACGAAACTGCCTCCACCACACCACTGGATCCCACAACGCGAATGGGCGCTATGACGGCGACAGGATGATGGCTCCCAAACGTAGCACCGCGGCGGTACGCAGCAATGCAGTGCTCATCAGGCTCCTTCATCTTGAAGTCTACTAACGGTCCACCCACATTGTAACCCCTCAGCACTAGTGGGTCGTCGGTGTGCTGAGGCGGTAGTTTAAAGCAACCTGCTGGTTGAACGTGCGGTGCCTGATAAACTCCATCGCGATGATGCAAGCTACCTGGACCGAATCCTGGGGTTTGTCAGCAGGGCTGTTGTGGCCGTTGAGCCGGTTGTAGTTGGCGAGGGTGATCTTCATGGTGTCCTCGAGTGTCGGCTGGGGAGCATAGCTCTCGCAAATTCGCGCGCGATCACACCCGTAGGGCACTTCCTCGACCAATCCAGCAGATGTACCGGTGAAATTCTTC